AGAGAGATCTTAATACATCAGACGATTCTACTCTAATCGCTCAAGATTACAGAGGTGGAGATTTCATTGATGTACTAAGAAACGCATCTTCTGTAATGCAAGCTGGTGCAACCATGCTAAGAGGTTTACAAGGAAATGTTGTTATTCCTAAGAAAACAGCTTCCTCTTCTGCTGGATGGATTGCTACTGAAGGTGGTGCTGCTAGTGAATCAGAATTTACTTCTGGCTCAGTAACCATGTCACCTAAAGTCATCGGTGCTTTCACTGATGCTTCAAGATTAATGCTTCAACAATCTTCATTGGATGTTGAAAACTTAATCAGAGATGACCTTTCACAATCAATCGCTCTTGCTATTGATTTAGGTGCTTTAGCTGGTTCTGGTTCAAGTGGACAACCTACAGGTATCAGCAACACTTCTGGTATTAACACCACAACTTTTGCTGCTGCAAATCCAACTTTTGCTGAAATCGTTGCAATGGAAAGTGCTGTATCTAACGATAACGCACTTCTAGGCAACCTTGCTTACATTTGTAGACCAGCAGATTATGGTACATTGAAAACTACTGCTAAAGATTCTGGCAGTGGTCTATTTGTAGTAGAGCCTGATGGAAGAATGAATGGTTACAACACTGTTGTATCTAATCAAGTAACTTCAGGTGACTTCTACTTTGGAAACTTCTCTGACTTGCTAGTTGGTATGTATGGTGGATTAGACATTACTGTTGATCCTTATGCTTTATCAACTTCAGGTGGCATTAGAATTGTAGCTCTTCAAACTGTTGATGTAGCTGTAAGACATGCTGTAAGTTTCTGTGTATCTAACGATGGTGCGTAAGGTAGACAATGCTTAAATGGAATGGGGGTAGTAATACCCCCATCTTTACTATGAAAAAATATTTAATATTGACCGATACTGTTGCTCATGGACAAAAGGTTAGAGCTGGAGATGTAATAGAACTTCCTGAAGATGAGGGACATATTCTTTGCAGCTATGGCAAGGCTGAAGTTCATGTTGAGCAAAAAATTAAAAAAGTAGATAGAAGTGTTGGACTAGAAAAGTCTGATGCTCCAAAAGTTAGCAAAAGAAAAGCTAAGAAGTAATGGCTATTGAGTTTCAAGCAGACTTCGATGGCTACTTGGATTCATTTGCAGGGCATGGCGTAACAGCCACATACTACAATGTGGATGCCCTATGGGATGACTTCCCATTAATAGATACGCTAGGATTTATAGATGATGGTTTATCAGTACCGATAAACATTATCTTGGATCAAGAATTTTTTAACATTGATGGTTTATCAGTGGGAGTAGAAGGCTATCAACCAATAGCCTATGTTAAATATAGCGATGCTCCTGCTATGACACATGATGATAGATTGTTAGTAAACGCAATAACTACAAGACAGGGAACAACATTAGTACCTGAAACAAGTTATAAAATAAAAGGCGTTGAAAACGATAATTATGGAATTGTAAAAGTAATATTAGAAGAAGAATGAGTGTTTACGCATTAGAAGATGAAAACGATTTTGCTGCATATCTTGATCCTAATTATGGGCATGGAATTACAGCAACTTATACTAGATATGGATCTGGTACATCTTCATCAATCAATATTATTTTGAACGAAGAATTTTTAGAACAAGAAGGTGAAAGTGTAGGTGTGGAATCTACAACACCAGTTGCGATTTGCAGAAGCATAGATGTTCCAAACGCAGGTCATAGCGATACTTTAGTTGTGGCAGCTAGAAAAGATTTAGATGGTAATACTCTAAAAGCAGAAACTACTTATTCTGTTGTAGGAGTTCAACCAGATAAAACAGGATTTTCAGTTTTAGTCTTAGAGGAACAATAATGGCAGATCACATCAGACAGCAAATCAGAGAGCAATTTGCTACTCAAATTACAGGTCTTACAACTACAGGATCTAATGTATTTCAATCAAGGGTTTATAACTTTGAACAGGGTGAGTTACCTGCTGTAATTGTATATACCAAATCAGAAGATTCTGAGCCTGATACTTTAGGAACAAACAGAATTTTAATTAGAAATTTATCTTTAGTATGCGAATGTTATGTAAAAGCAGTTGCAAACTTTGATGATACTTTGGACACCATTTCTAAAGAAATAGAAACAGCTATTGCTGCTGATGCAACACTTAGCGGATTAGCTAAAGATGTTTTTATAGAATCTACGGAAATAGATTACAATGGAGATGGTGAGAAACCAGTTGCAGTTGCAACTTTAACTTTTGATGTAATGTATGAAACAAGGGAACAATCCCCAGATACAGCAGCATAGGAGAAGTTTATGATTTTAGTAAATAAAGACGGAACAAAGGTAGATGTTCATCCAACTAAGGTAGAATATCTATTGAGTAAAGGCTGGAAAGAGGAAGCAGCTTCTACGAAAAAGAAAAAAGAACCTTCCTCAAAAGAAATAACTATTGAAGAAATAGAGGAGTAAAAAATGGCACAAATCGTTGGTAAAAATGGCGTTTTGAAATCTGGCTCTACTACCATTGGTGAGGTCAAGAGTTTTAGCATAGATGAATCTTGCGATACTGTTGAAACAACACAAATGGGAGATGCTGCTAGAACTTATTCAGCTACGCTAACATCTTTTACTGGATCTGCTGATGCTTATTTAGACTTTGCTGATAGCGGTCAAGATACTTTGACTGTTGGATCATCTCTAACTCTTAATGTTTATCCTGAAGGTGATACTACTGGAAATGTAGAATTACAGGGAAGCATTATTGTTACTGGTGTAAGCAAATCTCAGAGCTTTGATGGCATGGCTGAGGTCAGCTTTAGCTTTCAAGGATCTGGAGCATTAACCGAAGGTACAGCAAGCTAAGATGAAAGCAATAGAGAGAGCGAAAGCACACTTTGATGCACAGGAAATAAAAGTCATAGAAGTTCCAGAATGGGGTGATGATGATGGTAGTCCTTTGCTTATTTACTGTAAGCCATTGACTTTAGCAGAGATGAAGAAGCTACAAATGTATGCTAAATCTGATGATGTTGAGTTGATGGCTTATTGTTTAATTCATCGTGCTTTAGATGGAGAAGGTAATAAGTTATTTGATTTAGGCGATAAACATGCCTTGTTAAATAATGTAGATAGAGATGTATTGGCGAAAGTAGCTGCTGAATTAATGAGTTCATCTAGTTATGAGAATGAACTAAAAAAGTAGCAGAAGATAAGGATTATTTTTTTAAATTCTTTCTTGCCGAAACCCTGCATAAGACAGTGCAAGAGTTAGAAGAAGAAATGACCTTATCTGAATTTACAGGATGGGCAGCTTACTTTGAAGAAAAAAATAGGCAGATAAAGAATGGCAAGTAAAGACATAATGATGCGTTTGAGGGCTCAAGATAAGTCCAAGAACGCATTTAATTCAGTCAACAAATCATTAAATAATACTCAGCAGAGTATGAATAAAATTAAAGGAGCGTTAGCTGCTGCTTTTTCTGTTGGCATTATTACTAATTTCATGCGACAAACTTTGGAGCTTGCCGATACTATTGGCAAAACTGCTGATTCAATAGGCGTATCAACAACATTCTTACAAAAATATCAATTTGCTGCTGAACAATCTGGTTTAACTCAAGAAGAGTTTAACAAAGGCATGATGAACTTTACCAAAATGGTAGGTCAGGCATCTATAAGAACAACTGAAGCTGGAAGAACCTTAGAAAAATTAGGCGTTCAATTAAAAAATACAGATGGATCTACTAGAAAAACTGAAGAAGTTTTTGTTGATTTGTTTGAGGCACTTGATGGTGTTGGAAGTGAGTTTGAGAAAAACGCAATCTTAGCAGATTTGTTTGGTAGAGCTGGTGTAAAGCTAGCAGTCATGGGCAAAGATGGCTCTGATGCAATGAAGGCACTAGCCGAATCTGCCACTGGAGTTATACCAGAAGAAACAATTAGAAACGCTGAGATCTTTAATGACACGATGAATCAATTAAAAAGAGAGGTGTTATTACCATTAAGAAACGCTGCTGTTACAGTATCTATAGCTTTCTTAGAATTATTAGATATTTTAGGAATGGTTGAAAGAAAAAAAACTATTCCTGAATTAGAAAATGATATAAAAAACCTGCAAGCAGTAATCAAAGAAATTGAAGAAACTGGTGGAATTACTATTGAAGGTGGCATTTTCTCAAAAGCAACACCAGAACAGTTAGCTGAAAACAAAACAAGGCTTGCAACCATACAACAACAAATACTTGATGCGGAAGAAATTGAAAAAAGAAAAGCAGAATTATTAAATGGAAGTAAAATAGATTTTGATCCAGCAGTATTAAACCCATTAAAAGAAAGCGTGACAATAGTAGAACAGTTTGCTAATACTGTAGAAGGCAAACTTACCGCAGCATTTCAATCGTTCTTTGACTTTACTAATAAAGAATTTTTAAATTTTAAAAACCTTGCAATGAGCGTAGCTAATGCAGTTATAAATGAATTAATTAGAATATTTATTATTGAGCAATTAGTCAGTTCAATTTCTACATCAATCAGATCAATACCTGATGGAATTAACGCAGATATAGATAGAATGATAAGTTTAGATGGCGGTGGCTATACTGGTTCTGGCGTAAGAGCTGGCGGTCTTGATGGCAAGGGTGGCTTTATGGCTATGCTGCATCCTAATGAAACAGTTATTGATCACACCAAAGGTCAAGGCATGGGCGGTGGAGCTGTAGTTAATTTTAATATCTCTACAGTAGATGCTTCAGGTTTTGATCAATTACTTGCTTCAAGAAAGGGAATGATTACAGCGATGATTAATAATGCTATGAATTCAAGAGGTAAGATGGGTGTAGTATGAGCGGATCATTTCCAACAAGTCCAAAATTTAGAACCTTAGATTTTAATAACAAAAGACCAGTTCTTATGGATCATACTTTATCTGGTAAAAGATCTGTAAGACAAATAGGAGCTCAATACTTTCAATTTACAGTGCAAATGCCACCATTAGATCAAGACGATGCAATGGATATTTTTGCTTTCTTGCAAAAACAAAAAGGTGGTTTTGAAAACTTTACTATTCAGCTACCAACACAAAACAGAGGAGCAGATAAATCTAATTCTTCTGTTGTAGTTAATGGTGCTCATTCTGCTGGAGATGCAACAATAACTATAGATGGTTTTTCTGCAAGCACTTCTGGTGTTTTAAAAGCAGGAGATCTCATTAAATTTGCAGGACATTCAAAAGTCTATATGGTGCAAGCTGATGTTGATTCTGATGGTACAGGAGCAGCAACAGTTTTAATTGAGCCAAATTTGGTCGCTGCTCTTGCCGATAATGAAGCTGTAACAATGAATCAGCCTAGCTTTACTGTATATCTGACATCAGATGAAATTTTATACAGTACAGATCCTAGCAATTTTTATTCAATACAGTTTGAGGTAAGAGAAGTAATTACATAATGGCTAGAACACTATCATCTAATTTACAAACACAAATAGCCAATGATGCCAACAAGATTTGCTTTCTTGTTGAATTAAACTTATCCACAGTTCTTAGATTAACCAATCATTACAGTAATGTAACTTACGATTCTAATTCTTACGAAGCTGGCGGTGAGTTTGTAAATATACAATCTGCTAATGAAACTGGCGAAGCAAGGGTAGAAGAAATTACTATTACGCTATCTAATATAACTACAACAGTACGATCTTTAATAGAAGATGGTGATTACATTGATAAAACAGCAAATGTATATATAGCTTTTTTTGATGATAATGAAACTATAGTTGATGCAACCACATTTTTTTCTGGAACTATTGGATTTGCATCAATAACTGAAAGCGAAGATATGTCACATATTACTTTAAACATCTCAAATCATTGGGGTAATTGGCAGCTTACAAAAGGTAGACATTTTACTGATGAATCTCAACAGAATGTATATTCTGGAGATAAGGGATTGGAATATGCTGATCAAACAAAACAAGATATAAGATGGGGTAGTGATTAATGGTTTGGTCAACAGTAGTTAGAATATTTAATACAGTTAAGGCTTTTTATACTACCTATAAAACCTACATTGATATTGCTGCAACAGTTATCACTATTGGAACTGGCGTAAAAGGCTATCAAACTGCTAAAGCTCTACAATCTAAAGGTCAAGAAATACTTGGTCAAAAAACTGCTCAGGGTGGAAAAATACCAGTCATTTATGGCAGAAGAAGAGTTGGCTCAACTGTAGTTTTCATGAATACAGCAGATAAACGCAGCAAAGATTTATTTGTTGTATACGCTCTTTCAGTTGGAGAGGTAGATCAAATTGAATTAGATAGCATAGAAATTAATGGCGTATCAATTAAAGATTCTGCTGTATTTAGGCAGGGTTACTATGCTGGTTCAGATAAGATATCTTCTGGTGCAGGCTCTTTATGTACTGCATCACAAATAGGCAATGTGCAAAATTCTAATGGTGGTACTAGCGGTACTGATCCGACTAAACGCTACAGAATGGTTTTTAATGCACATCATGGAGCTGACGATCAAACAGCAGATCCAATGCTCACAGCTTCTATTCCTACTCAATGGACAAGCAATCATAGATTAAGAGGTATTGCTTATTTGGCTTGTTCTTTTGAATACGATACTAGGGGAATGTTTAGATCTATTCCTCAGCTCACTGTAATTGTAAGAGGAAAAAAGGTTTACGATCCTAGACTAGATGGATCTATATCTGGTGGATCTGGCTCACATAGATTGGGAACTCCAAGCACTTATGAATGGTCTGATAATGCTGTTCTTTGCACATTAGATTACATGACTAATGATAATTATGGCAAAGGTCTTTCTGCTTCAAATCTTAATTTGCAATCTTTTCAAACCGCAGCCGATACTTCTGATGAATTAGAAGATACTCCTGATTATTCTGGATCTTATGCTGCTGCTACTTTTAGCACCATATCTGGTCAAAGAGAAATAACTGTAGATGAAACAACTTGGATTCAAGCTAAAGCAAGCGGAGTATTAAATTTAAAAGATTCTGGAGCAACATCAGTTTTTGCTGATTGTGTTGTGGTTGGCGGTTATAGATTTGAACCTTTTGATGGCGATATACAACATAGGCTTATTTTAGATTGTTCAGCATCATCAACATATACCAATGAATCTGGTACAGCTTTAGTACAAGTCAAAAGATTTCATTGCAATGGCGTTATTGACACCAATCAAAATGTTTTAGAAAACACTAGAGAACTCTTAGCAAATATGAGAGGGATCTTAAATTATATTGATGGCAAGTATGAAATTACACTAGAAGATACAGCTTCTAGTGCTTTTACAGTTACAGACGATCACATTATTACTTCTTCTGGAGTTACAGTTAATTATGAAAGCAAAGCAGAAAAAGCTAACAAAGTTGTAGTTCAATTTTTTAATGAAAAGAAAAAATATGAAATGGACACTGTTACAGTTTTTCATGATGCAACACCAAATTACAAATCTGATGATGGTGGTGAAGAACTAGAATTAGTTGTAGATTTTCCACATATTATTAATTCTTATGTTGCTTATAACATGGGTGAAGCAATACTTGGTAGATCAAGAAATCAACAAACCATATCTTTTACAGCAGTACCAGAACTTTATAAAGTTAAAGTGGGAGATGTTATTACTGTTGTTTATACACCTTTAGGCTATACAGGAAAACTATTTAGGATTGAAGCAATGAGCTTAGAGCCAAATGGTTTAGTAAATATTCAAGCTATTGAATATCTGGACATCTATACTTGGGAAGCTCCACCTCAAGAAGTTATAGAAGATTACACATATATCCCTCAAGGTTTTGAGGTCAGTGCTCCAACAGGTCTAACATTTACCGATTCAAATACTTCTGCAACTGGCAGACCTTTTCTTTCTTGGAACGAGCCAACAGATT